AGGAAGCTCAAGGACCTGACCGGGCTGGAAAACCCAAACAGCGTGATGCAGATGAAAAGCTGGCTAAGAAAACGTGGGATTACGACAGATACCCTTGGAAAGAAAGCGGTAGCAGAGCTGATCAAAACTGCGCCACCAGACATTCAGGAAGTCCTGAAGCTCCGGCAAAGGCTCGCGAAATCCTCTGTGCGAAAATACCAGGCCATGGAAAACGCAGCCTGCACAGATCAGAGAGCTCGCGGGATGTTTCAGTTCTACGGAGCCAACCGGAGCGGAAGATTTTCCGGGCGCCTCATTCAGCTTCAGAACCTTCCAAGAAACACAATGCCAGATTTAAAAGAAGCAAGAGATATGGTGAAAACCTGTGATTACGAAAGTCTTAAGTTACTCTATGACGACATCCCAGATACCTTAAGCCAGCTGATCCGCACTGCTTTTATCCCTCGCGACGGCTACAAGTTCATCGTTTCGGACTTTTCCTCCATTGAAGCTAGAGTCCTCGCCTGGCTGGCAAAAGAAACCCACACAATGGATGCCTTTGCTAAGGGTGAAGATATCTACTGCTCCACCGCTTCTGCCATGTTTGGAGTTCCCGTGGTGAAGCACGGCATCAACGGAGAGCTTCGGCAGAAAGGAAAAATCGCGGTTCTCGCCTGCATTGCAGAAGGAGAAAAAGTCCTTACAAACCATGGCTTAAGACCAATAGAAAAAGTAACCAAGGATGACCTTCTATGGGATGGAATATCCTGGGTAAAGCATGACGGCGTTATCTACAGAGGAAGAAGAGAGGTGATTACCTATGAAGGACTTACCGCAACACCAGACCATCTCGTATTCATCGAAGGGAAACCTCGGCCAGTATACCTTGCAGAAGCCGCCAGAAGCGGCGCACATCTCATACAGGCAGGAGATAGTAGGCAGGCAGTACGGCTGGGTGAAGATTATCAGTCCCCAAAAGCGCTGGAGCGAGAGTTGGAACCGGTGTTATGTTCTAACCCAATGCACCGGCTGCGGAAGAATCCAATGGACAGACCTTGGAAGTCTAAGAAGAGGAAAATCCAGGGGCTGTCAGCATTGCTCCCAACCGAGGAAAATCCCGGTATGGCTGGACAGACGTCTTACCGCTGCAAAACAACGATGCACAAATCCAAAGGACCGCAACTATCCAAACTATGGAGGACGAGGCATAAAGTTCGAATTTCCATCAGTAACCGAAGCCGGGCTTTATCTCATTCGTACTTTCGGTCTTCCAAGCCGGGAAATGGAAATCGACCGGATCAACAACAATGGAAATTATGCCCCTGGAAACATCCGCTTCGCAACTCGCAGGCAGAACCAGGCAAATCGAAGGAATACCGTTTTAAGCGAATTCCATCAGAAATATTGGCCTTATGCCAGGAGTGTCGTAATCAAGAAGCTAAGCCAGGGAATGGACCGAACTGGGATTATAGAAAGTGCAGAGCTGGCTGTCAAAGAAAAGAGAAAGAATTGGCGGCTCATCGAAGCAAGACTAGAGTTTATGACATACGAAATGCCGGAGAGCATCATCGTTTTACCGTATCGGGAAAATTAGTTCATAACTGCGGATACGGAGGTTCCATAGGAGCTCTAAAGGCTATGGGAGCTTTAGACATGGGCCTTAAGGAATCTGAGCTAAAACCCATCGTCGACATGTGGAGAAAAGCGAATCCCCACATCGTAAAGCTCTGGTGGGATGTAGACCGGGCGGTCAAGAAGGCAGTAAAGAAGAAAACAATTACGAAGACCCACGGCCTGACAATCTGCTGCAAAAGCCAGATGCTGTTTATCACCCTGCCATCTGGCAGAAGACTTTCTTACGTAAAGCCACAGATTGGAGAAAACCGCTTTGGAGAGGAATCTGTTACTTACATGGGAGTTGGGCCAGCGAAAAAGTGGGAGCGGATTGAATCTTACGGGCCGAAGTTTGTGGAGAACATCATCCAGGCCATCGCTAGAGACATCCTCTGCTATGCCATGCGCACCCTTTCGGACTGCTTTATTGTCGCCCATGTCCATGATGAGCTGATTATTGAGTGCCCTCTTGAGACCGATCTTCAGGAGATCTGTGACCTCATGGGGCGAACCCCTCCCTGGGCGCCGGGGCTGCTTCTGCGGGCCGACGGGTACGAATGCTCGTTCTACAAAAAAGACTAAAGAAATCGGAAGTCCAGAGTACGGACTTCTGATTTTCTTTTGACGGAAGATGTGAAGGAGGTAATGTCCATGAATGACATACAGAAAACTCAGATCACATCTCTCCGACATGAAGGCTACGGATACGGGCGTATTGCGCAGGCCCTTGGCCTTTCCAAAAGCAGTGTAACCTCCTGGTGCAGAAGAAATCATCTGACCAACGCCGACCTTAACGATAATGAAGAAACACCAGGCCCTGCCCCATCTTTCTGCCCGGTTTGCGGGCAAAGGATAACCCAAGCCAAAGGAAAGCGCAAGAAAAAGTTCTGCTCGGATGTCTGCCGCAGGAAATGGTGGAACTCCCATCCAGAAAGGATAAACCGGAAAGCCTTCTATGCATTCACCTGCGCTGCTTGCGGAAAACACTTCACCGCTTACGGAAACCGGCACCGCAAGTACTGCTGCCATGCCTGCTATATCGCAGACCGTTTCAAAGGAGGAATCCGCCATGAATAAGGAGCAGTTTCAACGGGAAAAGCTCTACCAGGCAAGCATGCAGATGTTCCGGATGATGCTGAAACAAGGCCTTATCACAAGCCAGGAATTTACTGTTATAAGCAGCAAAATGCAGGAAAAATACAGGCCCCTGTTTGGCACACTATTCTCAGGATAAGACTTGCTATATGCCTCAAGCAGAGTGATAGATAGACTAGACGAAAGGAGTGATACCATGCCGAAAATCACAAAAATAGAGCCGAAAATTGAGGCTCTTCCTGCGCGGAAAAAGGTAGCGGCATACGCCCGTGTGTCTATGGAAACCGAGCGGCTCCACCACTCCATTTCCGCGCAGATAAGCTACTACTCAAGCCTCATTCAGAAAAATCCGGAATGGGAATATGCTGGAGTTTATGCGGACGAGGGAATCAGCGGAACAAGTACAGCAAGGCGCCCTGAATTTCAGAAAATGTTATCTGACTGTGAAGATGGGAAAATCGACATCATTCTGACAAAGAGCATTTCAAGATTCGCAAGGAATACCGTTGATCTTCTTGAAACCGTCCGGCACCTCAAAGAACTAGGTATCGAGGTTCAATTTGAAAAAGAACACATCCATTCCCTTTCCGGTGACGGCGAGGTCATGCTTACGCTTCTTGCGTCATTTGCGCAGGAAGAATCATACAGTATATCAAACAACGTGAAATGGGGCATCCGCAAAAGAATGCAGGCGGGTCTACCTAATGCCATAGGGCACACAAGGACCTATGGCTACCGCTGGGAAGGTGATGAAATGATCATCGTTCCAGAGGAAGCTGCCGTAGTCAGGCGCATTTTTCAGAATTTCCTGGACGGAAAGTCCCGCCTTGAGACCCAGCGTGAGTTTGCAGAAGAAGGCATCACCACAAGAGCTGGCTGCAGTTGGTCAGACGCCAGCATACAAGGGATTCTCCAGAACGTCACCTACACAGGAAACCGACTTTTCCAGAAGAAATTTATCGCCGATCCGCTCACAAAAAAAGTGAAGACAAATCATGGGGAGCTTCCCCAGTACTTTGTAGAAGATACGCATCCGGCAATCATTGAAAAAGAAGTCTTTGATCATGTCCAACAGGAAATGGAAAGACGCAGGAAGCTCGGCTGCTTCGCGAACAAATCACTCAACTTAAACTGCTTTTCAACAAAAGTAAAATGTGGAAACTGTGGACACAGTTTCGTCCGATCAAAGAGGAAGACTAGATCCAAAACCAGCCAGTTTGGCGATCAGGAAATTTATTGGATGTGTACTTCTCATAAAAAGAAAGGAAAAAGCCTATGCAAGTCTGGAATGATCCGAGAGCGGGTTCTGAAAGAAGAATGCGCAAAGGTACTGGGGCTTTCAGAATTCGATGAACAGGTTTTTACCGAAAGAGTGAAACAAATCACCATCCTTGAACCTGGCACGATGATTTTTGAATTCACAGACGGAAAAATACTTACCCAACATTGGGAGAGAAATTATGTAAAGGATTCCTGGACTCAGGAGAGAAAGAAAGAATTCAGCAGGAAGCGCCTTCAAAAGGATACTCAGCCAAGACTCCCAAGCTATAAACCTTTCACCGGTTTTCTCAAATGTGCGTGCTGCGGAAAGAACTACCGTCATCAAGGAAGAATTTATAAAGACGGTACGGATGGTTCCTACTGGCACTGCCCTTCTCCCGCATCCAAGTGTCATAACCTGAACATCAAAGATTCGGTTATCCGGGAAATGGTATGTAGCCTCTTGCAGCTTGATGCCTTTGACGAATCTGCAATGGACAAAGCCATGGACTATGCTTTAGTCGATCATGAAACGGTTACCTTTCATTTCCGGGATGGGCATACGGAAACCAGGACCTACCAGAAGAAGAAACGCGGCACTCCTCACACAGAAGAATATAAATCCTATATGAGGCAGCTCATGAAAAAACGTTGGACCAATGAAGAAAAGGAAAAAATGTCAAAGCAAATGAAGAAGATAAGGAGTGAGAAATTTTGGAGCAGCAAAAGAAAGTAACCACTATCCCCGCGACACTCACCCGCTTCTCCTCCTCTCCAATCGCAGAGAAGAAAAAGCGAAAGGTCGCGGGATACGCAAGAGTCTCAACGGATCATGATGATCAGTTTACAAGCTACGAGGCCCAGATCGACTACTACACAAACTACATCAAGGCACGGGATGACTGGGAATTCGTCAAAGTCTACACGGATGAAGGAATCTCCGGTACCGGCATGAAGAAACGCGTCGGATTCCGAACGATGATCGATGACGCGCTCGCCGGAAAAATCGACCTCATTGTAACAAAAAGCGTGAGCCGCTTCGCCAGAAACACAGTCGATTCGCTTACCACTATCCGCAAACTGAAGGAGCATGGTGTAGAGTGCTACTTTGAAAAGGAAAATATCTGGACGTTCGACGGCAAAGGTGAACTTTTAATTACGATCATGAGCAGCCTCGCCCAGGAAGAATCCCGATCCATCTCCGAAAACTGCACCTGGGGTCAAAGAAAACGGTTCGCCGACGGAAAAGTTACCGTGCCGTTCAAACGCTTCTTGGGATACGACCGCGGACCAAACGGAGAGCTCATTGTAAACAAAGAGGAAGCAGAAACAGTAAAACGCATCTATGACCTCTATCTGCGGGGAAAAACCTACAATGGAATCGCAAAAGAACTCACCGCTGATGGCATCAAGACGCCCGGCGGCAAGGACAAATGGTGTATCAGCACGATCAGGTCCATTCTCTCAAACGAAAAATACAAGGGTGACGCCCTCTTGCAAAAATCCTACACCATTGATTATCTGACGAAGAAATCCAAGGTAAACGAGGGCGAGATCCCCCAGTATTATGTGGAAGGCGATCACGAAGCCATCATTCCGCCGGAGAAGTTCGACCTGGTGCAGCGCGAGATGGAAAGACGCGGCAAAGGCGGAAAGTACCACAGCGGCATCCATCCATTCTCCAGCAAAATAAAATGCGGACAATGCGGTTCATTTTACGGCTCCAAGGTCTGGCACTCCACCGACAAATACCGAAGAACCATCTGGCGCTGCAACCACAAATACGATGACGTGAAATGCAATACCCCTGCTGTAACAGATGATGAGGTGCAAGCGGCATTTCTGTCAGCAGCAAACAAGCTCCTCAGATGTAAAGAAGAGGTTATTGACAACGGAAAGGAAATGCTCGACCTGCTCTTCAAAACAAATGAGATGGAATCACAGCGAGACAAACTGATCGAAGAGGCACAAGTCATCGCGGATGCGGTCCATCAGAGCATCGCGGAGAACGCCCGCACCGCTCTCGACCAGACAGACTACCAGAAACGCTACGATGAACTCGCCGACCGCTATAACAAAATCAAATCGGAAATCGACAGCCTGAACGAAAAGATTCAGGTAACTCAGTCCCGGAGGGCCGGCATCGAGGATTTTCTGCGGGAGTTCAGGAAAGCGCCGGGCTGCCTGACAGAATTCTCGCTTGACGCTTTCAATGGACTTGTCGACCACCTGACGGTTTACAGTAAGGACGACATCAGGGTCACCTTCCGCAACGGGCAAGAAATCCGAGCATAAGAAAAGCTCCTCATCTCCGAATTTTTTCAGCA